TACAGACGCTAGCTTGTGTGTGTATCAGTACGAAGTCACAGGCTCGGAAGGTAGCAGCATAACCTTGACCGACTTCTTTGCTGCCACGGAAAGGGGTCACATCATCTGTACGGCATGGAGCGGGGTGGATTCAACGACCCCAGTAGAAGCCAGCACCCAGGGGGCCAGTGCGGGTAGTTCAGCCACCAGCATGAGCGCATCCAGTATCACCCCAAGTGATGACGACAGGATGTTTGTCATGTTTACAGGCTGTGACCCGAGCAGTTCAGCTTACTCAGGAAGCCCGGATTCAAGCCCAGTAGCTACTGAGCTATTTGACGGCAAGTCAACGGGTGATCGAGCTTACACCCACGTCCAACATTATCTACAAGGCACAGCCGCAGCCCTGGGACTGGATGTAACGAGCTTAACCGGGGACAGATATGGCTACTTGCAGTTGACCTTGAAGCCTGCGGCGGGGTCAAGTTACACAATCGCTGCAGACGCCGGCTCTTACGCGATCACCGGGCAAGCGGCATCCCTTGAAAGAGGGTTAAGAGTAGACGCAGAGGCGGGCAGTTACGCGGTAACAGGCCAAGCGGCCTCATTGCTCAAAGCCTCCAGGGTTTCGGCTGAAGCTGGCTCTTATTTGCTGACCGGCCAGGATGCAAGTCTGAATGTCTCGATATTGATTTCGGCAGAGGGCGGGTCTTACGCCATCGCCGGGACTGAGGCGAATTTACTCAAACTATCGAGCCTGCCCGCTGGTGTGGGGGCTTATGTATTAACAGGGTCCGATGCCACGCTAACAAAGGGCGGGGACCTGACTCTGGTTTGTGAGAGTGGCGCGTATGTTATCACAGGCACTGAAGTCAGCTTATCCGTAGACGTTCCATTGCCCACAGGCAGAAGCTCAACACGCCAGGGCTCTATTGCAAACAAAACCCGCGCCTTCTCAGTATCCGGGGTAACGCGGGTAGGTAAATTTACATCTAAAACCAGACGAGGCGCTTTTTAATGGCAACTTACAATAAATTCCAGGACTTCGTGGAGCAGCTTGGTAAGGGAGTCCATCAACTTCATGCAGCCGGGCACCAGCTCGAAGTGTATTTATCCAACGCTGCGCCTTCTGCGAGTGGCGACGCGGTTAAAGCTGATTTGGCCGAGATATCCACGGGTAACGGCTATACCGGCCCGGAGGATATTACCAACGATTACACGGAAACAGGCGGCACCGGCACACTGACAGGTACAGACGTTACTATCACGGCATCAGGCGGGAGTATTGGCCCGTTTCAGTATGTGGTCCTTCAAAACACGACCCCTACAAGCCCCCTCGATCCGTTGATTGGCTGGTGGGATTACGGATCAGCGGTCACATTGGCCGATGGCGAATCGTTTACCGTCGATTTCGGCGCTTCCGTCTTTACTTTGGCATAGGAAAAGAGCATGCACCCATCTCAAAAATACCCCGAACTTTGGAAACAAAAACAGGCTCTTGAGGAAGAGAAGGCGGCGATACTGGAGCAGTCCGCGCCGATTCGAGAGGCGCGTAAGACTCTGCAGCAGCAGATTGCTGAGCTAATGGCCCAGGACGCTGAGCTTGGTGAGCAGATTGTGGCGATTGAACGCCCAAGACTGGTTGAGGTAAAAAACCAGATTGCCGCGCTCGCCCGAGCTATGGGGGCAAGGTCTCTCAAGGCCGAACCGGAGGCCATGCAGCGGTAATGTCCACCCCCAATCAAGTCCCCCAGGGCACCAACTATGATTTTGAGTTTACACTGGAAGGCACGAACCTCAGCGGATTTACCTATACCCTGGAAGCCAAACAGTACCCAGACGATACGGCAACCATATCCAGGGCAGTCACAGCGGATTCTAATAACGTGGTGAAAGTAACGCTTACTCCAGCAGAAACAGCGGGGATGACTATAGGGCTTTGGTATCTATCCATTCAGGCGGTGGATTCTGATGAGGACATTCACGCCACCAGGCGGATTCAGATTACAAAGGCTTGGGCTTAATGGGAGCGCCACAAGGCAACCGATTTTGGGAGCAGCGCAGCAGTCATGGCCGCAACCCCATCTTTGAAAACTCTGAGCAACTATGGGAAGCCTGTGTTGAGTATTTCGAATGGGTGGAGAGTAATCCACTAAAGCAGGGGGAACTGGTTAAGTATCAGGGCAAAGCAAAACTACAAGAACTTCCTAAGATGCGAGCAATGACCATTTCAGGTCTTTGTATTTTCTTAGGAATTAGTCGAGACACCTGGAGTCAGTATCGGGACAAGGATGGTTTTTCGGACATCACAGATCAAGTGGACGAAATTATCAGAACTCAGAAGTTTGAAGGGGCCGCAGCAGACCTGTTGAATGCCAACATTATTGCAAGGGATTTGGGACTTAAAGAGCAGAGCCAAACTGATATTACATCTGCTGGCCAACCCTTAACACCGGTATATATCGGGGTAGATAGTGACGGCAAGCGCAAGAGTTGAAGTAGAGGTACACCCAAGACTAGCTGTTCTGCTATCTCGCCCCAAGAGGCTTAAAATATTGGTAGGCGGCAGAGCATCAATGAAAAGCACGTTTGTTGCTGATCATTGCTTAATGGAAGTGGGTAGGGGTAGGTCATGGTGTTGCGCCAGGGAATATCAGAACTCCATTGATGACTCAGTGCATTCGCTGCTGAGCGATGAAATAGACCGGCTTCAAGCGCCAGGCTTTACGGTGCTGAGGAATGAAATTACCCACGGAACAGGGGGCAGAGCCTTCTACCGTGGGCTTGCCCGTAATATCACCAGCCTTAAGGGTATTCATGCCCATCGGCTCTGGATAGAGGAGGGCGAGACTCTTAGTGATAACACTCTGAGAGTATTGACAGCATCCCTTCGGACCTCAGCTAAAGAGCAGCAGAAGGCAAAGGAAGAGGACAGGGAGCCGGAATGCTCTGAGATATGGATCACCATGAACCGGGGCAGCAGCAAGGACGCTATCTCAAAGCGATATTTGAAGCGTGCTGAGAAATCCTTGAGAGAGTGTGGTTTCTATGAAGATGACCTGATGATGGTTGTTGAAATCAACTACGACGAAAACCCCTGGTTTGCTGGCTCTGGTCTTGAGGTCGAAAGACAGGATGATGAGAAGTATCTAAGTAAGGCCGCGTATGAGCACAAGTGGCATGGGGCTTATTCGGATACGGTAGAGAATGCCATCATCGAGCCTGATTGGTTTGATGCCTGTATTGATGCTCACTTTGAGTTGGGGTTTAAGCCGGAAGGATTTGAAGTGGTGTCTCATGATCCTTTTGATGGCGGGGAGGACGCGGCTGCACTGATTCACACTCACGGCTCAGTCATCGTCCATGCTGAGGAATCCAGGGAAGGAAAGGTGAATGATGCTTGTGATTGGGCGCTTGATTACGTTGAGCGGGTTAAGCCTGATGTCTTTATCTGGGATTCAGACGGGGTAGGCGCAGGGCTAAAGCGCCAGGTCACAGACCGTCTGGATGAGAAGAAAATCACTATTCAGATGTTTAGCGGGGGTGGTGCGGTTCATCGCCCTGATGCTTTGTATGAGCCGACTGTTGGAACGGTTATGCAAGCCAAGACCAACAGAGAGGCGTTCTATAACCGCAGGGCTCAACGCTATTGGAATCTACGAGACCGGGTATTTACTACCTACCTCGCTATTCAGGAAAGGAAATACACCGACCCTGACAAACTCATTAGTTTTAGCTCCGACATTCAGTGTCTGCCCACAATACGGGCGGAGATATGCAGCATCCCCCGGAAACCCGGCACAAAGAAAATTCAGATTCTTTCCAAAGAGGATATGAAAAAGGAAGGGATCGACAGCCCCAACATAGCGGATTGTCTGATGATGGCTGAGGATGCAGAGCCGGAGATAGTTCAGGAACTTGATTACACCATACCCAAACTCAAGCGATTTTGATGACTGAAGAAAAGCTTAAACAATTCCGCGATGATGTCAGGAAAGACGCTGAGAACCTTGAGTTTCAGACGGAAATTTCCAATGAAGCACTTCGTTTTGTAGACGTTCCAGGCGGTCAGTGGGAGGGTGAGTTTGGTCAACGCTATGGCGAGGACCGAGCCAAGATGCAGTTTGACGTGACCAGTGATCACATCAAGGATTTTGTATCGGAGTGGAATCAGAACCGGGTAGGAGTGGAGTATAAGCCTGATGATAGCGCGACCACAGACGAGGATGCAGAGCTTTTAAACGGGCTGTATCGAGCGGACTACACCAATAATGACGGGAAGATGTCTGTTGATCAGGCCGTGGATGAGATCGCCAAGTGCGGGTATGGGTGCTTCCGTATCGGGACCGTGTTTGAGGACGAAGAGGACCCGGAGAATGACGATCAGAAAATCACATTCTTCCCTATCGTCAATGCTTACAATCATGTGATTTGGGACAGAAATTCCAAGCGAATCGACAAAAAAGACGCGAATCATTGCACCTTGCTGACTGAGGTTGAGGTTGAGAAATTCGAGGAAGAGCATCCTGATGTAAGGCCCACGTCAGCTTATACTCCTCAGCAATGGAGTTATGACCACACCGGGCACAAGCCTGCTACTGTGTTCATTGCTACCCGCTACGAAGTGATTGTGAAGCGGGAGAAGGTGTTTAAATACAACAATCTTGAAACTGGCGAGATTGAGACTTACAGCAAGGAGGCTCACGAAGAAGAAGAGGCCCGGTTAAAGAAATCAGACGTTCATGAGTTTGTCCGTGAGCGCACGATTAAGCGCCGAACTATTGAGGTGTCCAAGTTCACAGGGGATCAGTTCATTGAGGAACCTCGTCGAATTGCTGGAAAATGGATACCTATTATCCCTGGGTATGCATATCGATCCTTTGTGGATGGGAAAGAGTATTACCACGGCCTTGTTCTGAAAAAGATGGATGGGCAGCGCCTGTATAACTCACTGATGAACAAAGTGGCTGAGGATGCGTTTACCGGAGGGGCCAGGGTTCCAATTTTCACTCCCAAGCAGATGCAGAACCCGTCTATTCAGAACGCATGGGCAGATAAGAACAATCAAGCCTACCTGCTGGCTGAGATTGAATACGATGATAACGGCAATGCCATAGCCACGGGTCCGGTGGGTTATTCCGAGCCCTCAACACTGGATCAAAACACCGGGGTACTACTCGATCAAACCCTGTCTTTTATGCAACGGGGGAAGGGGCCGAAAGAGGAAGTGTTTGACCGGGATATGTCTGGGAAGGCGATTGACAAGCTCATTAAGCGTTTGAACATGGCGACTCAGGATATCCATGACAATCTCAAGAACATGGTGGCTCATGCAGGACTAGTCTACAAGGATATGGTGCCTGATGTTTATGACTCCCCCAGAGACCTGAACACACAGTCCAGGGAAGGCACTGAGGGTAAAGCTCGGTTATTTGAGACTCGATTCAATCGGGAGACTGAGCAAATCGAGACCGTCAATAAGCTCTCAACAAAGAAGTTTAGGGTTTACTCCGATGTCGGCCCTCAATACGAAACGCTCAGAGAGCAGACCGTTGAGGAGCTTCGCGCACTACTGGCAGAGCTTAATAAGACCCCGGCAGGCCAGGAATACGTATCTGCAGTCATTCCAATTATCTTGGCTAACGTATCTGGAGAAGGGCTTGAGCCCATCAAGATACTGGCCCGACAGAATCAACTCTTGCAGGGGCTGGTTAAGCCGCAGAATGAGGAAGAGGAAGAGTTTCTGGCCCAGGCTCAACAACCACAACAGGACGCAACTCAAGACCTTATTGCTGCCACTGCCGAGAAGGAGAGAGCGGAAGCGTCGAACCTGGAGGCATCGAGTATTGACAAGATCGCCTCTGCCAACAAGAAGGCGGCGGAGACCGAACAAATCCAAACTGAAACCGAAAGTAAGCAACTCAGCAATGTTGTGTCTATTCGGGAACAGGTGTTTCGACAAGCAAGCGCCTTATAGATTTCTGTCTACGCGGACATTAAGCGCGGGGCCATTCGGCCACACTCTTTAAACCATCAGAGGTAAAAATTATGGGAAACGAAGCGGAAAACCGAGAGATCGATCCGTCCGAAGAAAATGAACTGGATACCGAAGAACTTGAAACTGAAGGACTCAGTGACGAGGAAACGGGGGAAAGTGAATCGACTGAGGAAGAGGTTGAGGTCTATTTGGAAGGCGAGGACGCAGCGCCAGAGGAAACAGAGCAGGACAAAATCAACAAGGCTGTTCAGAGTCGGTTAGGTCGAGAGCAGAAAAAGACCAAAGCCGCCAATGATGAAGCGGAAGCAGCAAAGCAACGGGCCGAAATGCTGGAAGAGGAGAAGAAAATCCTCGAACTGAAGTTACAGCAAAAAGCCGAGAAAGAAGCTGAAATTAATCCCGATGATTACGAGTTGGGTGAGGACGATCCGAAGTATCTAAGAGCTCGATTAAAACGGCTTGAAGAGAAAAAGTCCGAACCTTCCCCGGCTCCAGTCACTGAACCCGAAGCGCCGGATATGACACCGGTATTGACCAAGCACTATGAAAATGTGGTGAAGGCCAATCTCAAGGACTATTCCGATGTTGAGGACAAGGTGATCGATGAAATTGGCCAGGATGCGTTTAATTACATTTGCCAGAAGTATCCCGAGAAGTCGCATTTGATCAATTACGCGCTTGGAAACAATGAAGCCAAACTCTCAAAACTCGCTGAACACGTCAAAAGCCGCCGAAATGATGATGCCCTGCTCCTCCTGGGCGATATCGCTGCGCGGGTGAATACGCGCAAGGTATCAAAATCAAACACTCCCGACCCTGTAGAGGAAGAAAAGGGCGGCGTTTCGTCGGGCCAAAGAGGGCCGAAGGGAGCGACTTTCGAATAGGTGAAATAAATGGCTAATAGCTTTAACAGTAATTTTACTCGCAAATTAGCGCGAGTGTTCCTTGAGAAGTTTGAGGCTGCTCGCGTCCTTTCTAAGAACGTGAACACCCAGCTTCTCTCAGGGCGTTTTGGGCCGGATTCCGGTGAAAACGTCGATTTCAAACGTCCGACTGACTACAAGTCAGAAAGGACTTCTGCAGGTGATATCTCAGCGGCAAGCCCGTCTGATATCGTGACCGGCAAGGCAACAGGCACGGTCCAGGATTACTTCACGGTCTTTGTTGATTACAACGAAGCAGATGAGGCGATCAAAATGGATCAAATTGATGAGCTTCTGGCTCCGATGGCGACCCGAATTGCCACCGATCTGGAAGTGGATTTTGCTGCGTACATGATGAAAAACTCCGGCCTTCTGGCGGGAACATACGGTACAGCCGCTACCACTTGGGATCATGTTGCCGAGGCAGGCGCATTGCTGGACTCCACAGGTGTTCCCAGTGATATGGACTGGTGTTATTCGGTCAATCCGTACACTCAGACCAAGCTGGCGAGCAATCAGCGTTCATTGGGTGCTGGTGGTGCAGCAGGTTCTGACATTTCCGAAGCCCATCGCAAAGCCATCCTGACCGATGATTTTGCAGGGCTGAAGGTGATGAAGGCCACAACTCTGGGCTCTTACACGGCATCCAATACCGGTGATCGTGTCGGCGCTGTGAATGGTGCGCCAACCGCCACTTATGCGGGGGCTAAGGACACCATGACCCAGAGCATTACGGTTGACGGGTTTGGCACGTTCTCCGGCACTGTAAAGGCTGGTGAAGTGGTTCAGATCACAGGCCGAAACCGCCTGAACCTGTCTACTCGACAGCCCATCATTGATGATACAGGGGCTAATGTGGTGTTTACTGCGGTGGTAACGGCAGATGCTACATTGACCAGTGGCGCGGGAACTCTGGTTGTGTCCGGCCCAGGCATCTACGAGGCGAGCGGTGCGTACAACACCATTGATGCGGCGATTGCTGACAATGATGTGATTACCCTGTTGGGTACTGACGATACTCTGTATCAGCCTAATCTGTTCTGGCATAAGAATGCTTTTTCAATCGGCTCCGTTCCGATCAAAAAGCTTCATTCCACGGACACCCTTGCTACCACTGAGGACGGTCTCCAGATGCGTGTAAGTAAATACGCTGATGGTGATAAGAACCAGCAAACAGTGCGTTTTGACTTACGCCCTGCCTACGCTGTTCTCAATCCGTTCTTTGCTGGACAAGGTTGGGGGTCATAGTAATAGGTGATGGCCCTCTTTGGAGGGCTTAGCCTTATTTGGAGAAACAGCATGAGTGAAGAAAACAAAGAAGCGACGAAACAAAAGGCCGCAGTTATCAAGTGGGAAAAGCCCAATGGTAATAAGATTGAAACCAATGATCTGCCAGCGACCGTGGCCTATTGTGAATCGCTTGATTGGAAGCGCCTGAGTAAGTGAGCACAGGCACCGCCATCATACAGGAAGCGCTTCAAGAGATTGGAGCGCATTCTGTTGCCTCCCCTGCAGGCCCTGAATCCATCGAAACAGGGAGAAAGAAGCTCAACTCCATGATTCAGCGATGGGAGAGCGAATTGATCATTATGGGCTGTGTCCCTTTGTCTGCGCCTGGTCAAGAGTTGTCCGAGCCTTCAGATGCCAGGGATGCTATTGTCCAAAACCTCGCGCTTCGATTGGTTCCCAACTTCAATAATGGCCGGGCGGTTAATATCACTGACTTGAAGGAACAGGCCAAAGACGGGCTGAGATATCTTGAGCGCAATTACAAGACTCACACCATACCCAAACGTGTTCCCTCGGCGACACTGCCAAAGGGTGAAGGGAATCGTCATGTATTGGATGGCGAGCGGTATTTTGATAACAATGACACGCTCACCGATGTGCTTAGCTAATGGCTCGAATCGATCTACCCAAAGGCGTGACGGGCTCAGAGAACTTACCCAGAACGCGCAGGTTACTCCAAAATCTTATTAACACAGGCGAAGGCAGGGTTATAGCCCGACCTGGGATCAATCAATTAACCACCACAGGAAAGGTAGCAAGAGGCCAGTTTAAGTGGAATGGTTCGCTTTATCAGGTGGTTAGTGACAGTCTGATAAAGATAACCAATACGACAACAGGCGCGAATAGTACAGTAGGGACCATTGACGGATCGGCTGTGATAAGAACGGCTATCGGCTTTAATCATGCTGTTATTGTGGTTAAGGGCGGCAAGTCCTATACATTGGACAAATTGGACGCGCTCACAGACACGTCTGGGAACAGCAATTTTGTGCCCTTCGATGACGTGACCCACATTAATGGGCGGTTTGTGTACATTCCCTCAGATGGTTCCCCCGCCAAGTTCTCGGATGTTGGTGCAGGCCAAACCATTCAGGGCACGTCCTTTTTTGACGCTGAGGAGTTGCCGGATTCCAATAACGGGGTGTTTAATTTCCGGAATACGCTGTATATCTGCGGGACGGACTCAATACAACCGTTTAGTGACGAAGGCAGATCGCCGGTCCCTTTTGTATCCATAAAACGATCACGGATACTCAACGGGTTTATTTCAGGGCTACTGGAATATAACAATACGTTTTTATTCATTGGCCGGGAGAAAGACCAGGATGTGGGGATATACGCCTTGTCTCAAGGTGGAGCGGGGAAGATATCCAATGAGTACATTGACGGAATCCTGATCACCTACACGGAAACCGAGTTACAAACAGCCATCGCCAGCCGGTACAAATGGCGGGGCTTTGATGTTGCCACCTTCACGCTCCCAAATCATTCCTTTGGGTACTTTGGGGGTGAATGGCATTTACTTGAAACGATTGTAGACGGTGATTCCGGCCCCTGGAAAGGTGGGTTTATTACGGCATTCAATAATGAATACTTCTCTGCTTCCGATGACAAGATCGGAAAGCTGGCCAACGTCAATACAGACTTTGGCAACCCGGTTACATACATCGTTGATATGGGCTTTGAGCAGGAGAACGGTGAGGCGTTTACCTGTCAGGCTATAGAACTGGGGATTTCTCAGGGCTATAACTCAAGTGTCGGATCGGTTGCCTTGATGATGAGTCGGGATAATGTCTTGTACGGCCCTCCTGTGTTTCGCAATCTCGGTGATTTGGGGGAGTACGATAAAACTCTCAGATGGAACCCCCCTGGAGGATTGGGACACTATCAGCCGTTTATGGGGGTCCGGCTGTATTCTGCTGAGAGCATCGACTTTTCAGCCGATTATCTGGTGGCTCATTTGTGATTAATGAGAAACCACAATGGGGGACGACCCTTATTGATGTAGATGGGAAGGCTACTCCAGAGCTTCAGAACTTCTTCGATGCTATTGAGGAGTTTGCCAAGATCATAACGACTGAACCCTATACAGTCGCCAATGCGCCGGACGCTGCTGGGTTTCCCAATGGGTTTATATTTGTCTCCGATGAGACAGGTGGCGCAACAATGGCCTTCTCAGATGGTACTGATTGGCGTAGGGTCCAGGATCGGGCGGTCATTTCTTGATAACACGTTGCGTTGATTATCGGATCATTAAGCGGTTTCTCGATAACCATCACCTGATCACAAATAAAGTCATCTATTTGCTTGAATGTGATCCCGTTCCAATAGGTCTATGGTCCTTCCATCAAGATGAAGATGGACTTCGAATCCATGCCAACATGGGGATCGATTGCCGGGGCAGAAAAGCTATTGATTCGGCCAAACGGGCCTTTGAGTGGGTATTCCAGAACACCGATTATCCGGTAGTTTACGCACGAATCGAAAAGCAAGAGCCTTGTGCTCGGTTTATAGCAAGGCAATGCATGACATTCTTATACGCCGATGATGAGCGGCATCATTATGAGATCAGAAAGTAATGTTTAACTTTATCAAACCGAAAAAAGAGAAATTTGTCGCCGACTCCGTGAAAGGCGTATTTGGCGGCAAGTCCAGCGGATCGAAAGCTGCAGAAAGGGCGGCACAGCTCAGTGCCGAGGCAGAAGTACGGGCCGCTGAGATTCAGCAAGAATCTCAAAGAGAGGCGATTGCTGAGCTTGCCCGGCAATTCGGCATCAGTCAGGAAAATATCGCCCCATTCCTGGACACAGGCACCAGGGCGCTACGAGATGAACGAAGAGCCTCCACGATTGAAGGACTGAATCGCAATCTTGGGAATATATTTGGCTCAAGGCGTTTTGATGAGTTGACTGAAGAGCGTATGGAGGCGGTGCAGAACCATTTGGCAGCCGCTGGTTTAACCCGATCTGGCACAGCCCTGTTGGAAGCCGCCAGAGTCCCAACAGACGTTGCTCTTGCTATTGAGGATGAGCTGTTTAACCGAGCGTCTGGATTGGCTGGACGTGGACTGAATGCAGCCGTGGGTGTGGGTGATTTGGGGCAGGTCAATTCCACCAGCATTGCCAATTTATTGAATCAATCCGGCGCAAGTGCGGCGGCTGGTGTGCGAGGCTCCGCTAATGCAACGGCCAGCGGAATATTAACCGGCGCTCAGGCCGATGCTCAAAACACTCAGAACACTTTGAACACAGCCGCAACTCTTGCGGGTATTTTCTTTTCCGATCCGGACCTCAAAGAGAATATTGAAAAAGTTGGCGAGGCGTATGGCCTCTCAATTTACCAGTGGGATTGGATTCCAGAAAGCGAGGGCACATTGGTTCGCGGTTGCTCCACAATGGGATTCATGGCCGACGAGGTTGAGGAAAAATACCCTGATTTTATTGGCGAGTTTGGTGGTTATCGGACCATCGACTACCCCGGTTTACTGCTGCACCTGGAGAGCAAATGGCTACACTAGAAAATTTTAACGGGGCATCTCTGCAGCCCGATCTATCTCCTTCTCTGAATGCGTTAGGAAATATCTTTGGCACCCCGGATCGTGACTGGGAAAC